GCAGCAGGCAAAGCGAATGGTGTCGAACAGATATCCAACGAGAAGGGTGCTCTCAAGCTGAAAGATGATGAAGAGTCCGGTAAGAGCGGATACCGCAGATACGGCAGACGCAGATGGAGAAGATGGAGAAGCTGGGGCCGTGGCGGTCACTCAAGCAAAGCCAAAGTACCGACACCAAAGACCATCAAGGCATCGCAGTTCACAAAGGGCGAAGCACTCGTCAGCAAGAGGAAATCTTCAGGCAACACAACCAATGTGAATCCGAAACTTGCAAGAGTCAAAGCGAAGATAGACCTGCCTGAAGCGAAATGGTAAGAAAGGGGGTTATTAATGGCAACGATAAGAGGAACGACACCAACAATTACTTTCAACTTGCCGTTCAATGTGAGCGAGATCCGCAAGTGCGAGGTGTACTTTGCACAGAACGACAATCTGCTTCTGACGAAGGAAACAGAGGACTGCACACTTGACGGAAAAACGCTGTCGGTGACGCTGACTCAGGAAGACACACTGCTTTTCGAGGACGATGCGAAAATCGAGATGCAGATACGCTTCGTCTTTACGAGCGGTTCAGTCGATGCGACTCAGATCGTCAAGGGCAAGGTAGGGCGAATCTTAAAGGACGGTGAGATAGATGTCGATTGATGTAACGGTAAGCGGACTGAACACAATGGTCGATACCAGTGTGACAGCACCGCAGACCATCATCGTTGACGCTGATGATCCGAGAAGTGGCACGATTTCCGTAACAGTCTCAGGGCTTGATACGGAAGTCGATGCCACAGTGGCAACGCCGTCAGCGATAGATGTCGAGACACACGAATTCATAACGGTAGGACGGGAGACATATCACGGAGCATATGAGGTGATACCTGATACGGAAGTCCACGTTCTTCCGACTGCCAACAAGGTGATGGAAGATAATGTGACGGTGAGAGAGATACCGTACTATGAGACATCGAATGTGCAAGGCACAACAGTATATATCGGAGGTAACTAATGGCAATCAATAAAGTTATATACGCAGGGAACACGCTCATCGACCTGACCGCTGACTCTGTTACAGCGGGGGATGTACTGAGCGGAGTGACATTCCATCTGCCGAGCGGTGAAGCGGGAACGGGTTCTTGCACCTACGATTCAGACACTTCGCTCGATGATGCAGTCGTAGCAGAAGTCCTTGCAGGAAAGACCTTCCACGCAAGGGGTGCAGGGCTGACGGGAACGATGCCGAACAACGGAGCGGTAAGCGGAACTATCTCAACAAAGAATGACAGCTATACCGTACCGCAGGGCTATCACGATGGAAGCGGTAGCGTAGGCATCAGTTCTGCCGAAAAGTCAAAGATAATCGCAGGGAACATCAAGAACGGAATCACGATTCTCGGCATCACGGGAACGTATGGCGGTGAGTCGGTCAATGTTCAGGCAAAGACTGCGACTCCGACATCCGCACAGCAAGTCATCGTTCCTGATACGGGTTATGACTACTTGAGTCAGGTAACGGTCAACGCTATTCCATATACCGAGACGCTGAATTCGGCAGGCGGTTACACAGCGACCATCGGATAGGGGGTGAGCCTATGGCTTATAACAAGGTCGTGTATGACGGCAGGACACTCGTTGACTTGACAGCCGACACAGTAGACGCAAGCGTTCTTCTTGCGGGCTACACGGCACACGGAAAGGATGGTAGTGCAATCGTGGGAACATTCGACCCATTGAATATGTTTTATCCCGTAGGCTCGTATTATGAGACTTCGGACGCAGACTTTGACCCAAATGTTTCATTTGGTGGTACATGGGTGAAAGAAGTTGCGGGGCAAGTCCATGTTTCGGCGGGCGCAGGCTTTTCTATTAGCGGTGCAAACACAAACGTATCAGATGGCGGGGAAGCCACACACAAATTGACCGTAGATGAAATGCCAAAGCATAAACATAATGCTTATCTATCTGGCGGTAGCATTGCACACGGAACGGGCAGACTTCAATGGACACAGAACGTAGCGCAACTTTTTGGGGCTTCTATTGATTTTACAGGTGGCGATAAAGCGCATAATATCATGCAACCATATATCGTAGTAAACAGATGGCATAGGACGGCATAGAAAGGGGAAAAGATGATTTCAACAAAGAAACTTTTTTACAAAGTGACCGAGAAGCTTGCGGAGATTGACGGGTCTTATCAGACAGTAGTCATCACTACCGACTCGTTCTCATCACTTCCGCACACCTACAGCAACTCGGCAATCAAGGCATACCACACAGTGGTAGACGCACAGCTGTCCACACCATCAGCACAGAAGGATAATTGGACAGTAACAACATCAGACGGTTCGCTGACAATCAGCGGTTCGATAAGCGGTTCTACTACCGTTACGTTAAAACTTACAAAAGGTGCATGACGCAGAAAGGGAACTGATATGGCAACATCGACAATAGAAAAAATGTTATATATCGAAGATGTAACAAGTAAGCTGAAGTTTGACGCTCTTGCGAAGAAAGCAATCAGAATCGGGGATATAGTGCTTTTCAATGCCGAAATATACTTCAACACATATATTAGCGAATACACTTATACTCTCTCGACAGATGCATCAATCAGACCGAAAACCAACCTTGCACCTTTGAATGCGGTAATGACTGACGGCTCATTCACACCAAAAGCGGTAGTTTCTTGTTACATAACAAGTACCGCACTGCAATGGAGAGCATACTCACAGAACGGCAACTACTTGTTAATCAGCGGATGGTGGAAATTAAACTAATGAGCATCATAATCAGCTTCATACTTGGAGCAAACGTAGGATTCTTGCTTGCATCAATCATAGCAAGCGGAAAGGAATAAGAAGATGAACAACGGAACAATAATCAGAACTATCCTCGTCATAGCCACTTGCTTTAACACAGCTTTGATGGCGACTGATGTGGCTCAGTTCAACAATCCGAAACTGAATCTCGTTTATAGGATTCTGTCCGTGATTGCCAACTTTATCATCGTTTTCTGCGCAACGTACTTTAATAACGATTATACGGAGCAGGGCGCAGAAGGTACAGGATACACACGGCAGTTAAAGGCAGAAGCCAAAGGCGAGGAGATAGGAGTCAACGTAGATGGACTCGACTATCTTCCTGAGGACGGTGATGAGGATGAATAATACTTGCTACAAACAGTACGACACAAGATGGGCGTCACTGCCTTATCCAAGAAAGCCGTGGCTCATACGCAACTGCGGATGCGGAGAGGTGTCAATCTGCAACTGTATCATTGACATGAAACAGTACGCAAACGAGACACCGAAAACCATTCAGCCGTATATGCGACAGTTCGCAGAGTCAAGGGGCAACGGAACATACCACTACGGCATTCCAACAGCGATGAAGCACTACGGCATGACAGAGGTAGCGGAACACGCTACCATGTCAAAGCTGTGGGCTGAACTCCGCAAGGGTGGCAGAAACGCTGTCCTGCTGATGGGTTCAAGGAGCGCAGGAAGCAAGGGCGTCAAGTGGACGGGATGCGGTCACTTTGTCGAAATCAGCGGTTACAAGGAAGAGGGTGGCAAGCATTGGGTCTATATAAAGGACTCTGCATCCACATCCTCATATCGCAACGGATGGATTACCTACGAAGGAAACATTCGTGGAGCTTGCCTCAAGTGTTGGAGCGGTAAGCTGAACGGCTCACTCTCGACAGCCACAGCACCGACAGCCGTTGCGACTCCTGACGGAAAGCTGACCATTGACGGGGTCGGTGGCATATCGACAGTCAAGGCTATGCAGAAGTTCTTCGGCACTACTGTTGACGGCGTTATCAGCGGGCAGAATCAGGGTCTTGCGAAATGGTATCCTGCTCTCAAGTCTGTCAAGTACGGCAAGGGTGGTTCTGTGTGTGTCCGTAATCTTCAGAGATGGCTCGGCATCACCCAAGACGGAGTATGGGGCAAAGGCACTTCAACAGCACTTCAGAAGAAGATTGGCGTGAAAGCTGACGGCATCTTCGGCAAGGGTTCAATGATGGCGTGGCAGAAGTACCTGAACAGCCATGACAAAGCTGACTATCCGACACCAAAGCCAACACCGACACCGACTCCAACTCCGAGCGGTGGCAAGTACATCGGTCAGGCTTGCTCGGATAATGACAAGAAAGCGGGCGACAGCAGTGGACGCGAAGTGTGCAAGTCTTCTTTCAAGTATTCCTCAAGCTCTACAAGCCCTTATAACTGGACATATGTGTTCAGACCGAAGAACGCTGAGAAGGCATCGAAAGCCGCGATGATGTGCGAGAAGGCAATAGCCAACAATAAC